CCTCTTTTAGAACAATCGGCTATTGCATTTTGTTCTGCATGAACTGTTGCTTGTTCATGATTGTCTTTAATTATTGATGTATGAGGAGCTCCAGAGAGAAATCCATTATATCCTTGGGAAATTATTCTATTATCTTTTACTAATATGCATCCTACTTTTAGTCTTTCACATGGAGATCTTGTAGCTGTATGTAGTACTAATGTTTTAAAGTACTCATTCCATGACGGTCTATTCATATAATATGTGTAAATAAATAAGAAATGTATTCTTTACTAATAATAATGAGTTTAAATACATATGTAAATAGTCTTATTGAAAATGTAAATTCTAATAATATTCCAAAAAATATAGATTTAGTATTAGATAGTGGAGCATTTAATGGAATTTATATGCTAGGAGGACTCATTTATTTAAGACAAATGAAAAATCAAAATAAAATTAACATTAATCGTATATCTGGTAGTAGTATAGGATCTATATTAGGATTATTATTTATAGTTGATAAATTAGATCTCTCAATAGAAATATGTAACAAAGCGTTTAAGATTTTAAGAAAAAATCAGGATTTAAAAAAATTTAAAATTTTATTAGAAGATATTTTAGATAAACATATTACAGAATCTGATTTGAATAAAATTAATAATAAATTATACATTACATATTTTGATCTTACAAAAGGTAAACAAATATTAAAGAAAAAATATAAAAATTTACAAGAATTAAAATATAGTGTATTAAAATCTATGCATGTTCCATATTTATTTGACAGAAATATAACAGATAATGAAGGCTGTATAGATGGGTCTTTTCCACATATATTTAAAATTAAATCAAATAAATCTAGAAAAATATTATTTATAAATCTTCAATCTATTGATAAGATTATTAATATGATTTATATTAAAAATGAAAAAAATCTATATCCAAGATTATTCAATGGTTTATTAGAAATGCATAATTTTTTTTCCGATGGAAAAAATACTAATATGTATAGTTATGTTAATGACTGGTCTATTAGAGATATTTTTTTATTTAGATTAAGAGAGATTATATATACATTAATTATTTATATTTTTTCGTTAGGATTACATATTGATTATTTTATCCCTAATAAATGGAAACAAGAAAAAATAGTTCATAAATATATTAACATTTTTAAAAATTTATGGAGAGATATAATTATTTATTTAACTATATAATATATATATGGTTGATAAAAATGAATCAAAAATAAAAATATTTTACAATAATGATCTATCATTATCAATTGTTTACTTTTAATTTGTACTCTATATTCTAGTATGTTTTTTATTTATTCGTGCTATAATACTATCTATTTCTTATTATGTAAATGATAAAAGAAATAGTCATATCCCATGGCAATTAAATACAAAATTAGTTTTAAATAACGCTGCACAAATAAGTATTACTGCTATTTTATTCATAGAAATATTAAAGCTATTTTATATAAAAACATATAAACAATTAATAATTATTTCTGGAATAATGTTTATTAAAATAGGAATGGTGTATATGATTGATAATGAAATTCAACAACAAAAAAAAGATTTAAATAAATACACTAAAAATATCTCTATTTAAAATTTAAGAAAGTTTATTTACATTAAATATATAAAATATATTCTAATTCAATCTATCTATGGTAACTTATATAAGTCATATCTTCTAATACATCCTCACATACATCTGGTAAGCTGTTTGTAGCTTGCATAAATCTCAAAGATTTTAATGTTTCTTTTGTTTTCTTTAGCTCGCGTCCTAAAGTATGCACGTCTTTCATATCTTGATTATCACCATACTCGTAGTAATCCTCCCTTAATCTATCTATCTCTTCTTCTATTAACTCTGCATCTCTTTCTAAGTTAAAGATTTCTTTACTTTCCGATGTTTCATTATAGTCGTCTAAGTCAATATCTAACCATGATTCCACTTCACATATTGTTGGTAAGTTAATAATATCACTATCCATTGAATAGTTATATTCGGGAAAGCAATCTTTTTTATTGATCCAGAATTCTCTGAAAATAGATCTAGATATAGAACGACAAGGGCATTTACAACGCATTTCACAAACATGCTTAGGGTAGTCATGATAAGTAACAAATCCGTTCATCATATCTGTGTTTGTAGGATGATTTCTTTCATGTTTATCACAGCATTGACAATCGCACATAACTTGATTCACGTATAACAACTCGTCTTGATTCATTGATTCAATTTCTTCTTGATCTATAAATGGTATAATTTTTTCTGCAATTCCGTATCTCAAATCTTTTATATAAGATAGTGTAGGTGCAAATTTTTCTCTATGGTGTTTACCTGACCAAATGTCTATTATGTAATTTCCAAGGTCATCTGGTAAAAATTTCCACATTTTTGAAAAGCAAATAGACTCCATGACTTATAGCTCAATGGTACTGAAATACTGAAACACATCCCTGTTAATTTCATTCAATTTTTTTTTTGAAGTTGTTTTTTTCAAAAAAAAAGATTTATTTTTAAAATGGAGAGGAGTGATATGGCTGAGATGTTTTGTATGGTAAAAGACCATTAAATAAGTAACAGTAACATTTTCCTTCATCTCTATGCCATGCTCCAAAAAATCCTTGCGCACATGAACAAAATCCGGTTTCTAAACTTGATTCTATCGGTGTAGATATACAAAAACCTTGGGGGTATCCGTCGGCTATACATGTATTATATGAATCAAATCCCTCTATTAATTGAGGTCTAGCAGAATTATATAATATTATTATGATAAGTAAAATAAATATAGGAATAAATTTGTAATTCATATATTTATAATTAGAATAAAAAATTATATTTTTTTTTTGGTATTAATCTTTTTAATCTTTTTAATTTTAGATTTTTTGTCTTTCTTATAATTTTTATTTTTTGTCTTTTTATTATGTTTTTTATTTTTGCGTTTTTTTGTCTTTTTACCACCTCTCCAAATCTCATTAATTCTTAGTTGGCTAGCACCAGCAACAGGTACATCTGTGACTTCCATTACTCTTTGCATAATATAATTTTGTAATGCATTAACCGTTATATGAGACCCACGGGATGTGGAACCGAAATATGTATCACCTACTCCTACCCCAAAAAATGCCAGCGCACTTGGTCTTCTACTAAACCAATCTATCAACTCTCTGTTAGATTGGTCTCTACTATATATCATTGGCCATATAGCATTAAATGCTGTGGTATTAAATTGGGGTTCATATTGTCCTTCATATATGATATTCATAATTCCCAAAGTTAACAATAATACAGAAGTTGATGATATATCAGGTTTTAATAAACTTTGATATTCAACAGGAAGGAAACTAGTATTGATAGTATCGCCTTCCACGACGCCGGTAACATCCATAAATATACTATTATATTGGGTTCCATCAGGCATATTCATATTATCCGGTATTTGTACTGATAACATCATTATTAAATCACGAACATATGATAAATTTAATATTCTTAAAAAATCAGACACAGTTAATTGTTGATTTATATCTTGTCCATCCATAAGCATACCTGCTGTATATTCTAGTGATAGTTCTTGTATTTGTGTATAAAGTCCATTATTTTCGGCATTTTCTCCCACATTAAAAAGTAAATTAGTAAAGAAATCATTAATATCACTATACTTTGCAAGATAGTATAAGATTCTTATATATACCATGTTTACATCTGGTGTTGTTTGCCAGTTTGGCATTATGACACTTGTAATGTATCTAGATAGATAATCAAAAAGAGGTTGTTGATTTAAACTAGGATCAGTACTATTAATAGCTTGAAAAACGGATCCCCTTCCATCTTCAGGTACTGTTAATAATTGTGCAAGGGAATTAAGAATCACAGTAGGATTACCTTCTGGCGAGCCATCGGGTCCCCTTATTACATTATTAAATGTGTCTAATAAAAATTTATTACATTTACTGAAAATTTTCAATACATATGACTGAATTTTATTATAACAATATCGTTTATTTGCATTTATACTTCTAAGTGTACTGTAATAGTCACCTCCTTTTTGAAAATTTAATTTATATTTTTTCTTTTTTCCACCTGATAATGCTTTTGATTCTTGTATTTGTACTATACTACTTTTTAATTGAGGTACTATATTCGCTAGAATAACTTGAATTGGTGTGCCAGTAGCATCTGCAGTTTGAGGGGTTAAAAAATTATAGTCATTAGGGAAAAAACTTCCCCCAATATTTGCTAATGTAGTTGGAAATAATCCGGTTGATGGGGACTCTTCTCCAAGAGATTCTACTAAGTATACTTGATATGATGAAGGAAACTCGTTTATTAACTCATTATATTTTTTTGTACTTTGCTTAACTTGACTCGCATCTTTAGCTATGTTATTAGATGATACTCTTCCACTCCTACTGGTTGTGGCAGGATATAGACTTCTTAATTGACCAGAAAGGGCGACAAGTTTTTTATTTTTCGTAAGACCATTTTCAAATTTCAAATTAAAAATTTTCCTTTCAAATGTCTGTGGGTTATCTAATGGTGTAAAATAGTCTACGATATCTTCTATATTATCAACTGTCTGAATAATAGGAAACTGTTGAACAATATCATCATATAGTGTCATTGCTGGATCATTAGAAATGGCAGTTATACTACCGAGAACCTCTTTACTTTGAGCTAGTAACTCAGTATTGCTAGGACGAGGTTGTAATTGATAAAGTCCAAAATACTGATTATATGTATTAATAAATATTTCAAGCTTTTCTAATAAACCACTTTCTGTAATAGTATTAGCTTTAATGAATAAACTATATATACTAATGATTTTAGATAACAATTCAAATTTTGATAAATATTCAATATATTTATTATTATCTGTTGTCGGTATTTGTGTAAAAATTTCGTACAATTGATCACATATTTTTCCAAGAGAGGGAAATATTTTTTCTAAAAAATCAGTAATTTTTGTTAAATCTGGTACAATATTCTCTCTAAAATTATTAATAATATTATTATTAGCATCTATTGTCAACCTTTCTCGTTCAGTTGCATCATTAGAAAAAATATCACAGCGATATAGTGTAGTTCTTCCACCTCCTGACCATTGTAATATAGTAGGTATTCCACATAACCTTGAAATAAGTGCGGCTAGTTCATCACCCGATGCAAAAGTAAACATTTCAGTATTTTTTCCTCTTTGTAAAATAGAAGAAAGTACTTCGTGAATTTGATTGTAGTCTCCTTGTCTTTTATAATCTGCCATAAGAGCATATAACTCTGGTATTTTAGGTAAAATGCTCATACGATCTATTGAATTTGTAGTTGCGTTTAAAAATATATTTAAAATTCTTGCATCTGAAATAGGAATAGCAGTGCGTGTTGGTAAGCTCTTAAGTCTGTTTAATTCAGTTTGTATTTTAGTAATTAGATTTGCACCCTGTCTAAATTTTATTATCCTATCCAAACTAGAAAATATTTGTCCAATGTATGATACACCAGCTCCAGATACACCACATGCACTATAATAATCATTATTATTGCTTTTACTTTTTTTATCTATTTGACCAAAATACCATCGGGCCATTTTCTGTGGATAAGCATTAACATAGGCAGTTATAATGTCAATAGCTGCAACATAATTTTGATCTCTTTGTCCAGTGCGAATATAATTAACAGCCTGATTAAGAGTACCTCCTAGTTGTAACTTACCACTGTCAATTTCCGATTGCTCATCATTTAAAAAAATAATAAAAGAGAAACATGCAGTACCATCTTGACCGAATTTTTGACCAGGATTGATCATATAACCAGTAACTAAATTATTTGATGTAAAGTAATTTGAAAACATAGGATGAAATTTGGGGTCATTGTTATCTTGATCACTTGATATGTTAGAAAAATAAACTGGTATATTAGGATCTAATAGACCAACAGATGTATTCGCCGAGTCCATAACAGATGCTGTAGAAAGAAGTGGTGTAATACCCGATCCTGTAACAGAAGATATTTCCTTCAAATGAAATTGTCCTCCGTCAAATAATATTTTCATAGAATCACTTGCAAGTGTGGATAAGTCATATTCATATGTTCGTGTGTTATAATTACCATACATATACCATTTTATAAAACCAGAAATTAGTTGATTAACATCGGATTCATTGGGAGAACTCCTACGACTACAATATTCAGATATCCAGTTATTATAAGTAACTGATGAATCAGCTATATCTGGAAGTAAAATTAAAGAACCATTACTACCAATAATGTTTCTTTCAAAAAAATCCGGATTGAAAGAAATTCTTACATTTTGAGTAAAATTAGTAATATTAACTAGTAAATCTTCATATGTTACTGTAATATTAGCAGGTTGTAAACCCTCTTTAATTTCAAAAGTTTTTGCGACTCTATTTTCAAATGTTCCTCCTGATGTTTGAAGATACTCTTGACCATTCATGATATTTTTATAATTAGCTATATTATCAAAAGTTGTATTTAGATTAGCAGTATTATTAGTCATTAAATAATTTGCAATAGTATTTTTAAATTGATTAGAATTATATCCAGCCCTGTCTTTTGCTAAATCATGCCATGTATCATCTACTGCTAGTGTTTCTAAAAGAGTATAATTAGGTTTATTAGGCTGTAAACTAGCATTAAATAATGGTGGATCTAAAATAGGATTATAATTACGAATCATCTCATCTGTGATAGAAGTCATTATATAATAATGACATAATTTTTTTGAAATTATTATATAATATTTATGATGTCAATAAAATTTTTTTTAGTTTTATTTTTATTTTTATTTTTATTTTTAAGTTTTTTATTTGGCTTAACAGTTTTATTTTTAAGTTTTTTATTATCTTTTGCAAGTTTTTTTTGTTCTTTATCCATTTTGTCTTCAAATGGGACATATCGTAAGAACCATGATTCATATTCTTTTGAGTTTCGTTGATTTTTAAGTTCTTTGTATTTAGATGCCTTTTCTTCTCTCATTTCTTCTAATGTATGTTGTGTACCATAACAATTAATACTGAATCTTTTAAGCAAACCTTTTTGTTCTAATCTATTTTTTTGTTGTACATTAAATAAATATTGAGCCATACATAGTATTCTATTTTCATCATAATAATCCCTATCACTATAATAAAATGCAAAATAGAAACTTAACATGGTATCAATAGTAGCAACACGAATAGTTTTATTACCTTTTTTAATTGTATTATAACTATGACAAGCTAATGGTTCATAAATAAATGCAACTGTTTCATCAATATTATTAATTTTAACACGAATAGAATAATGAGGTGCAATTAATTCACCGATACCATTATGTTTAATTATTTTAATTCCTTTATAATCAAAATCTTCAAGTCTTTCTTTAAGAATAACTGCAGCTTGTTCAGGTTCTTCTGCTAAGACATCAAAATCAGGAGTTCTAGTAAATAATTTTTTGATTTTTGAAGGCATATATGAGGAATATAAATAACTAGCATATCCTCCAAAAAAAACTAATCCTTGATCAATAAATGCATCTCTAACAACATAATATAATTGTTTACTTGTTTTTTCTTGTTTTGGAGTAAGTTCTTTTTCAAAATGTCTTTGAAATAAAGAAGGATCACATTGTTTTCCTCTGAGAGGATAATTTTTATTAAGTAATATGAGTCGTTTAAGAACTTTTTCCCATCTACTAATGTCTCCTGCAGGTCGTGATAGTTCTAAGTACATATTCATTCGTAAGAAGTTTGGTGGACAGTACAAAATACCATAGACTCTAATACCTCCTTTTTGAACTTTCTTAAATAATTGTTTTTCTAAAAATGTAATGTCTGCAACGGGTATGAAATTAACATAAACTTTATATGTACCGTGATGAACACCGGCTTTTGCCTCAACTTCTTGAAAACCATAATTGTAATAAATATCTGCTAATTCTTTAGCATCTTCTAAAGCATTAGGTGAATAAAAGTCATAATCGGGTATTTCTATATCTTTATCATAAAATTGATCTTCTATAGGAAGAATATTATTAATGGCGGTTCCACCATAACAAACTAATTTTTTTTTCTTGAGAAAATCTTCTAAAATTTCTATAATTTTTTTAACATCAGGGTCTTGTGTTATTTTATTACCTTTTCTTTTTTCCGCAACATCAATAGCATCTCGTAATATAGAAATTTCTTTTTCTTCCATAGTTAATTTTGGATTACAAGTAGACATTATATATAATAAATATAGAAAAGTATTATATAAAATTAAACACTAACAGAATAATAATCAGTTGATACAGTTCTTGTGGTAAATGAATTTTCAGGTTTTTGAGGTGTAGGTTCAGGTATAGTAACAGGGATATATCTAAGATATTCAGGTTTTAACGCAAATGAAGAACCAATTTCATCAAAAAATAGATCATAATATTCCATATTAGTATCAAAATTTTGAAACGACATACCGACCCATTGACATCCATATTTAAATGCTAAAGCAGAAGAAATATTTGCATCAAATGCACTAAGATCAGGAATACATAGAGTCATATTCTTTTTATTATATTCAATAAGTTCATTAGAATCGGGGGTAAATTTAACATCATAATATCGTGAACACCTTAAGAAAATAGAATTAGATGCCATATTAACATATTCTTTTAGTTTTGTGTCTTCAAAAATAGGATTTACTTTATCAACACAAATAATAATTTTTCCAATAAATTCTTTTAAAGGAACCGCTCCTAAATTATGTCCATAATATTCATTTCCATAAATTTTATCTAATAATTTGTCTTCAATATTGTTATATATTTGATCAGCCATGTTATCATACATAGCTTTATTATTACTTTGAATTCTAAAATGTAAGATTAAAGGGTCATTTGGATTAGGACATGTACCTCCTGTAAAAGCAGTATTATTAATAATTTTTAAAGCATCAGATAAATTAATAGAGTTATAAGTTTCTTTAACATGATAATTATTAGTAGCTGATGTAGCGATAACAGGATTATCATTAATAGAATAGATTTCAAAATCCAATACTCTTGCTCCTTGTTGAATACATTTTTTTAAAGCGCATGTATTAACATAATCATTTTTAAATTGTCCAGAAGAACAACAATTATAAGCTGTTTTGACATAATAATCTCTCAATAAAAAATCATATGAGGCGTCATTAGGATTAAAAGATGAAATAGTGGGAAATGATGTATATATTTTGCTAAGATTGTTACAATTAGCATCATTTAATCTAATTTTTTGAACAACATAAGAAGATAATCCAAGAATTAATAAAACAACTATAAAATAAGAACCATATTTAATCATTTTAGCTTTATTCTTTTCCAAATTTAATTCTGAAAACATTTTTTTAGCTTCTTCCATTATACTTATAATATGATATGAAAAAATAATTAATGAAAAAACATTTATTTATTCCACTAAACTAACTTATTAATTAATATAACTTTAATAATAATTAAAAAGTAAATAATATTGTAATCTAAATATATATAATATGCCTGGAGGACTATTAAATATTGTGGCTTTTGGAAATCAGAATGTATATTTAAATGGAAACCCATCCAAAACATTTTTTAAAACTACTTATAAAAAATATACCAATTTTGGGCTTCAAAAATTTAGAATTGATTTTGAAGGATTACGAAATTTAAGAATGAGTGAACCATCAAAATTTACGTTTAGAGTGAAACGGTATGCTGAATTACTAATGGATACTTATTTAGTAGTTAATTTACCTACTATATGGAGTCCAATTTATCCACCATTTGAATGTGGTGATAATTGGGCGCCATACGAATTTAAATGGATTGAAAATTTAGGTGCACAAATGATTGCAGAAATAGAAATAAATGTTGGAGGATCAACATTAAATAGATATTCTGGTGAATATATTTTAAGTATGGTAGATAGAGATTATTCAGCTGAAAAAAAAATATTATTTGATAAAATGACTGGAAATGTTCCAGAATTAAATGATCCAGCAAATGCTTATGGTAATGTAAATGTATATCCTAATGCATATTATACACCGAATCCTATTGGACCAGAACCTAGTATTAGAGGAAGAAAATTGTATATACCAATTAATTCATGGTTTTCATTGGCATCTAAAATGGCGTTTCCATTAGTGGCATTACAATATAATGAATTGGAAATTAATGTAACATTAAGACCATTACAAGAGTTGATACAAATAAGAGATATTAATGATAAATATAATAATTATCCATATATTCAACCAAATTTTAATATTGCACAGCAGCAATTTTATAGATTTCTTCAACCTCCACCCGATATTTCACTAAATTATCTAGACCAGCGTACTAGTTGGAATGCTGATGTGCATTTAATTAGTACATATGCATTTTTAAGTGAAGAAGAATCAAAGGTATTTGCGTCAAGAGAACAAAGATATTTATTTAAAACAATATATCAATGGAATTATTTTAATGTAACTGGTTCACAACGAGTAAAACTAGATAGTACAATGGGAATGGTTGCTTCATGGATGTACTACTTTAGACGAAGTGATATTAATTTAAGAAATGAGTGGAGTAATTATACAAATTGGGCATATAATAATATTATTCCCCAACCTGTTACTTTTGCTGATCCTAACGGAGATTGGACAGTGTGTAATCAAAGTAATTTAGGCCCAAATACCAATCCTATTGATAATACTGTCAATAATATGTTTATAACAGGTGATTATTTTGTAGGTAATCAAAGAAATATATTATTGGCTATGGGTATTTTATTAGATGGTAAATATAGAGAAAATGTATTGGATGAAGGAGTTTATAATTATGTAGAGAAATATGTTAGAACATCTGGAAATGCCAAAGATGGATTATACTGTTATAATTTTGAATTATATACAGATCCATTTGACTATCAGCCTTCAGGAGCTATGAACATGAGTAAATTCAACGACATTCAATATGAATTCCAAACATATGTTCCTCCCTTAGACCCTTCTGCAAGTTTTTATAATATCTGCGATCCTGATGGAATAGTTATTGGTGTAAATAAACCTACATGGATGATATATGACTACAATTATGATTTAACTATACATGAAGAGAGATATAACATTATTACATTTATAGGTGGAAATTGTGGATTAATGTATGCGCGTTAATTAATTGTAATATTTATTTATTTAATATTTATTTATTTAATATTTATTTATTTAATATTTTCTTAAATATTTTCTTAAAATATTTAAGAAAATATTAGTATTATTATTTAATGAAGTTTTATTCTTTTTTAGATACATTTTTATATCGTAAGAATAAGTCTGTTACATTTAATAAAATATGTAGTATTGCATTAATACCAGATAGATCAGAATATATTAATATAAAAACAATTTTGTGGTATACAGATGATGATTATGATACATTTCGCAATGAATATAAGTGTTATATTACATCAAATAAAAATTTAGATTAACTTAATCTAGGATTACCTGTTCCACTTATACCAGCCTTTCTCTCATGATTATGTGGATTATGTTGTTCTCTCTTATTTGACACACTACTAACAGGTTGTCTTGTGTTTTCGGGTTCACAATATTTACAATTTAATCCTTTATAAGGATCTGCTGTCCATGCAGTATTTGCTGACCAAACACCACAATCTGAAAACATACCTGTAGCGGTTCGTCTACAAGGATATTTTACTGTAAATTTATAGTCATTTGGATATTGAAACTGTGTTGTTGGTAATATATAATTACCACTTTCGTCATTGGGAAAATCTCCACAACTGTCATCTAAAACTTGTTTTGCTAATGTATTTGGATTATCTAGTTCTAAATTATCCATTTGTTTAGATGTATAGCCGTTACTTACAGATAACATTTGTGTCTGATTATACCATTTACTATCAACTGATCCAATAGGAGTTGATCCAGGAGGTTGTAAAATTTGATTTACTTCCAAAGGAGTAAAAGATTCTTTAAAGGGCATCCATAAACCTTTTTGAAAATTATATTGTTTAAAACATAATAATAAAAATACTAAAATACCAATAAATATAAATATTGTTTCACTCATATAAAATATATTTATATTTTATGTTTTTTTAAACAAAAAAAGTATTAACTTGTTGAGATACTTTTACAAATGTTGTACATTTTGCCATTTGTTTAATATTAGGTGCATTTATATATGCACATGTACTTCTTAATCCCCCTAAATAATCTAATACAGTGTTATTTAAGTCACCTTTATATGGTATTTTTAATACTCTACCTTCAGAAGCTCTATATTTTTCCATTTTTCCATAATGTTTTTCTTGTGCTTTATCTGAACTCATTCCATGAAACATTTTGAATTGTTTACCATCAGCCTCAGTTCGTATATCTCCTGGATTTTGATCATGACCAGCAAATTGTCCTCCTACCATAACAAAATCAGCACCTCCACCAAAAGCTTTTGCCATATCTCCTGGACAAGTTATACCTCCATCTGAAATAATATGACCACCAACACCATGTGCTGCATCTGAGCACTCTATTACTGCTGATAATTGAGGCATTCCTACACCAGTTTTAAGTCTAGTAGTACATGCTGATCCGGGACCTATACCTATTTTTACAATATCAACTCCTCCTGTTAAAATTAATTCTTCAACCATCTCTCTAGTTACTACATTTCCGGCTACAATAGTTTTATCAGGATATTTGTCTCTTACTTTTTTGCAAAAAGTAACTAAATTAGAAATATAACCATTTGCTATATCTATACATATCCAATTTACTGATATAGAATCACAAATAGAAGTTAATCTATCATAATCTTTATCTGAAATACCTGTTGACACCATAAAATAATTAGGATCAAATGTTTCTGTTTCTGAAAATGTGATATAATCTTCTTTTGAATAAAATTTATGTAATGATGTAATCATTTTATAGTCATAAAGAGTTTTATAAATCTCAAATGTACCAGTAGTATCCATATTGGCTGCAATTATTGGTATACCATTCCATACTAATGGAGAATGTTTAAATCTACATGATTTTTCTAAAGAAACTTCTGATCTACTATTAATCGTAGATCTTTTAGGACGAATTAATACATGATTAAAGTCAAGTTTTTCACCTGATTCTATTTTATTCATTTTTAATTATATTAATTAATTATCTTTATATAATTAAAAAAAAAAGATTATTTTTTAGATTTATGACTTTTAGATTTTGATTTTTTATTAGACTTTTTTTTAGTCTTTTTTTTAGATACTAATTTAGATTGATATGTTGATTTACAATGATGATATAATTTATTTTTTGTAATAAATTTAGTTGTATCAGGAGTTGTAAATTTTTCCAGATTTTCCATTGATGAATATAATACATCTAATTCTTCTCTAACTCTATTACCTGCCATCGCCTTATAATTTTCAGGAACAATATGTTTTGGAAGAATATCAATTCGCTTCATTATTATTGACTTTAATTCATCAAATTTTTTAGAATTTTCACTAAAAGTAATAAAACTATCAATATCTTGTTTAGTTATTTTATTTTTTTTAAAATAAGATAATATTTCTTTTGGATAATCATTATTTGCTTGTTTTAATAATTCAGGTAAATCTATACTATTGTAAATATATTTTTCATTGTTTTCACCTATTATCTCAGAAGAAAAAATATCATAACATAGATATTTTACTAGATATAGTGTTTGTAAACCATTGCCTCTATTTCCTTTAACTGTTTGAACAATATTATCTATACTAACAGATAAATATAGATTTTGTAATTGTTTTTTTGTAAAGTGTTTTGTTAAAGTATTTATACTTGAAGAAGGAGCTTTGTGTTTTTTACCCCATTTAATTTCCCAATCATCTACTATAAATTTTATTTTATTAGATACTTTCATAGAAGAATTAATATATTTTACTAAATTATCTAACATAATAAGTCTATCTTCTTCTGAAACGCATCTTACCCAGGGTTTATTATAATATTTATTAGTTGGAAGAAAATGATACCTAATTTGTTTTGAAGGATTCTTAGATAAAATATAATTACTTATATTGTATGCTAATTTTCCTACAGCTTTGGTAGGTGGGGAAAATACTCCACCATCTATTATATAAATTGTATTGGATGACATAAACTTATATTATAAAAATA